ACAGGCACCTGCTCCACCACGCATGGCGGAGCCTTCAGGAAGCAGATCGAGGAGAGGGAGCGGAACAAGAAGGCCGCGCTCGCCGTCCTGGAACAGGCTCACAAGCCTATGCTCTCGATCACTATCGAGAGGGAGGTGGGGGCACCCGTATCGGGCGCGCTCCGCGAGCTGGAGAAGGAGGGGAAGGTCAGAAGGTCGTATCCCCGGTCGCATTCCACTCCGTATTGGGCGGCGGTATGATGAGCAGCTCTGCGGTATCATGCACGGTGCTGTCGCGCGAGGCATGGAGGGAGGTGTGCGAGGAGGTGTCGTTCGTCTTCAAGGACGACATGCGCCTCTTCATAAGGATGTGCGCCCATGAGGGCGTATGTATCATGGAAGGATTGGACGAGGCGAAGGAATGACCAAGATGCAGACGCAGATGGCGCTCGTGTCGCCGTACCGCGACGTGCTGGCGCTGCTGGATGCGCCTTCCGCGAGAGCGGAGGGCATGACGTGCGCCCAGATCCGCACCGCTCTGGACATGGACAACGAGGCCATGAAGTCGGTGATGATGAGGATGCGCAACGTCGGACTGGTGAGGCCCATCGGAATGACGAGGCCTCTGGTGTACGTCGCAACGGGCGTGCACAGGAAACTCGATGGAAGGAAGGAACGAATGGATACAGGAGGAGAATGAGATGAGCAACAAGAGCAGAAGGAAGCTGTACGAGAAGCTGCAGGAGGACGGATGGATGCCCGTGACGATGGAGCTGTCCGATGGACGCGTGTTCATGTGCATCGAGCTGAGGGACGAGCAGGAGGAGATGATGTGCGAGCTGGAGCACGCCATCGAGAACGATGGTGTGTTCTCCATGCACCTTCTGCCGTGCGCATTCAAGGATGCGGGCAAAGCCGAGATCGCGGTTCCCGCCAAGGACGTCGTCGCGCTGACCGTGGAGGACTGGGAATGAGCGACAGACGGACGGCCGTCCTCGGGTCCGTCATCCGGTGGAGGCTCGCACGATGGCGAAGAAGGCCGATGCGCTCCTCCTGAAGATGACGGAGGACAGGTGCATGGCGCTGAAGATGTCTGCGCCGTCCAAGGACAGAGGGATGTTCTGCCAGGAGATGGGCTGGGACGACCTCGCCGAGCTGTGGAGGGAGCAGGAAGGAGGGAAGAAGGCATGAAGGACGGGAGAGAGGTATGGAAGGCGGAAGGCATGATGGATGCGCTGAAGGCAGGGCATTCCCTCTGGCAGGACGGCACAGGCTACCGTCTGCACGATGGGATGATGCAGACTGCAGAGGGATCACTCGGCGGAAGCTTCGCATGGGAGAACGCAGGCTGCTGCGAGCTCGACTGGAATGCGGCCGCGATCGTCGGACCCGACGAGCCGATGACGTTCGCGGAGGCGGTCGGCGATGCCCACAGGAACTGGATCGTCGTGTGCCTGAACACCGGCACCATGATGAAGCTGACCGACGAGGGCCTCATGAGCCGCGCGCGCGTGAGCGACGGCGGGTTCAGCCTAATGGACCCCGACGGCGACGAGGTCGGCGGAGCATGGTGCAGATACAGCTACGGGATGAAGGAGGAAGAGGAATGAGCGGAGAGAACGGATTCGAAGCGGCGAGCGCGTCCTGCACGGGGCCGGGCGTCGTGAGGATGCTCGTCGGAGTCGGCGAGAAGTGCTTCAGCGTGGAGCTGTCCGCGGATATGGCCAGAAGGCTGGCGACCAGGCTGAACGCCGAGGCGTATGTCGCGGATAACCTGGAGTATATCGGAGCGAAGGCGAAGGAGTGCAAGGGGGAGGTGACGGAGGAATGACGGCGACCACGATAGTGAGAGGGAAGGAATTCATACTCAATATACCGGAAGGCAGATACAGATATCTCAACCGTATGCATTTCTGTTCCAAGGAGACCTTGATGGCATGCGGACTGGGAGGGCTTGGCTGCGTGCCATACGAAACGCCTGCTCTCGCAAATTGGACGATCCAGATTCCAACCGATGAGGCCGAAATGAAGAAGCGCGAGGCAGAGATATGGGCATACTGCATAGAGTCGTGCTACCCTGTTCTTCCAAGGAGCGATATGCCTCCCGAGAGGCTAGGCAACCCAGGCATGAAATCGTACATGGAAGAAGAGCGTGAAATCGAAGAGGCGACGGAGGGATGGCGATGGATTTCGGAGATGCGGTAAGAGCTATGAAGGCGGACCCTTCCAGGACGTTCGCCAGGAGCGAATGGCTCTACATGGGAAAAATCATCGGACTTCAGAGGCCCGATGAGCACAGCGCGAATACGATGCCGTACATCTGGATCAGAACCGCCTATGGCGACCGTGAGCCGTGGGTTGCGACGCAGGCCGACATGCTGGCCGATGACTGGTACGAGAAAAAGGGGTCTGCATGCAACTACACGACGGACGGAGCCGTCTGCGAGAATAGGCGGAAGGTGAAGATATATGATGAGAACGAGAATCTCCGCAAGGCCATCTGGAATCTTGAGAAGAAGCACGATTCCGTGAACTCTCCATCGCACTACTGCAAGGGCGGGTTCGAGCTCGGCGAGGTCCTGTACGCATGGAATATCCCGCACAGACGCGCCAGCGCGGTCGAGTATATCATGAGGGCGGGCGACAAGGACCCTGCCAAGGAGAGAGAGGACCTGCGCAAGGCTATCAGGAACCTTGAGATGGAGCTCGACTACATGGAGAGGTACGGCGATCATCATGCCGGGCGATCCCACCGTCAGGCTCTGCAACGGCCCGATGCAGTGGTTCCTCTCGTGTCTGGACGGCGTAAAGGCGCACGGAGGATACACCATACGGGAAGGGGAGCGGATGGATGCCATAAGAGCGGAATGCGTGGCTCTGATGGAGATATGCGGGACGCTTCCCGCTCCGCCCTCGGAGGTGCAGACCATCGTGAGGTCCGGAACCGAGCGATCGGGAAACCTCTTTCCAAACCTTTTCCTTCTTGTGCGGCTTTGCATAACTTTGCATTCCGATGCAAAGTGTAAAGTTGCATTCTTGTAGGACAAAGTTCTACGGGATTGCATAACTATATATACACTGCACGCATACATCATCCTGCAATGAACGGAGACAGAGTCTATTGCAAGGAGATAAGCCGGAACGGCAACTCGCTGGTCGTCGCGGTGACACGCGAAGCCAGACGTATGAGGCTGAAGGAGGGCGACGAGGTGTTCATCACCGTGTCGCCTGCGAACGGATCGATGGAGAACCGCTTCGAAGGAGCGGCCGCCCTGTCCCTTATGGAGCAGGGCTATGTGCTCGCCTCGGACGGACGGTACTTCGCACTGGGCGACGGGAAGGGCGCTCTGGAGAAGGGTGTGCTGTACGTCGCTCTCGCCGAGCCGCAGATGGCGGGAGGGGAGAACGCATCCGAGCTCTACCCGGACTCGCCCGTCGGCGATATGGAGTACTGCACGCTCCCCCGTGAGGTGTTCTACGGGACCGCTCAGACGTCTGTGCTCTATCACGAGGAGTTCGAGGTCACGGACCTGGACAGGAGCAGGATGGAGAGGAGCACAAAAGCATGGTTCGCCCTGCTGGAGGATGCGAAGGCGATCCTCGGAGGTCTGGGACGCGCATCGCGCAACGAATCGATACTGCATGAGGCGTTCGCGCTGACCAACGTGCTCAACGACATCGGCTGGGACTACGACGCAAGGAGCGGACGCGGCGTGTACGACACGGACAGGCTGAAGGGGACCGACCTGTACAAGCGCCTGAAGGCCGCGACGGAGAAGAAGCAATGAGTCCCCCGAAGGCGTTCGGACTGTACGAAACGGACCTTGCGACCGGCCGTACCCGCCTGGTCGGAACGTTCACTACGTTCAGCTATGCGCAGAAGGCGCAGGGACGCATGGCCCGCGTGCATCCGTTCAGCAGAAGATATTCGATAAGGAAGGAGGAATGAGAAATGGTATTGACAGATGTGAGAGAGCTCGACTACATGCCTGACGACAACTATCGCGGTCCGCGCGAGTTCAACTCGTATACGCAGAGATACGTCGGCCGCCTTTTGGACTTCAAACGCAGAAGAGGCGAGGATGCGCTGCGTTGCGGAAAGTGCGGATCGAAAGAAGCACCGAACGGATACTACGACCCTGAATCGAAGAAAATCAGGGTGGAGTGTGCCTCATGCGGCTATGCCTGCGAAGGGATATGGAAGACTTGGGAAGGAATGCAGAGTCTGATCTCGGATTGGACCCGCACACCCGAACAGGAAGGAGAGGTGCAGAGGCTGTTCAGAGAGTATCGTCCGAAATATTATACTCCGCAGATATTCGGCATATGGTGTCCCTCCTGCATGAGGCCCGATGCGGCCTATGCCATAGGCGCACCCGGCGCGGTCAGAATGATCTGCTACAGCTGCGGACACTTCTCGAAGCCATGCGAGACCGCCAAGGATGCGCTCATAGACTGGCTGGACCCGCATATATTCATACGCAAGGAGCGCGGAGGATCGATCATGACTCTTGATGAGCTGGATGAGCGGATGAAGAACGGAGAGGATGAAGAGAAGGAGGAATGAGGAATGAAGCTGGTAAGAATCGAAGATGATTCTAATGGGGGACTTGAAAAATTCCGTGGTTTTAAAGGCAAATCCAGAGATTGTCTGGTGTTCGACAACGGACTCATACTATGGGCCGGGCATCCGCAGGATTGCGGCGAGCTGGTGTTCGCGCATTTCGGAGGCATGCAGGCCATGGGCGTGCAGAATGGCAACAGCGTGGACTCGGAAGACCTGGATTTCTTCGACGATATCCTGAACTCCATCGTGCCTATCGCAGGATTGGGATTCTACATCGTCACGAAGCAGGGCATCTGCCTGCTGGTGCCGTGCTACAACTACCAGAACGGCTATTACAGCAGCAACATCGTCCTGTACTACGACGACAAGATGAGAGACCTGGGAGCATGCACGAAGTTCTTCAACGATGTGTATGTCGAGATTGACGAGATGAGAAGCATACTTGACAAAAAGATCTCGTCTTCTCACGACATTCCTATCACGCAAGGGAGAGATTACCTTGAGCTGGTGCAGAGCGGCAGAGACCTCGGATCCGAATCCGACAGCGTACCCTGTGCGACCTGCGTACATGGTGCCGTATCCAGGAAGCAGGTGGAGCATGTCCTTTCTTTTTGGAATCCCCCCTGCAAGAATCAATACTTCGATGATTTCGATTGCTCATGCGATATCGGATACGACTGCAAGGTTGCGTCCGATCTCATGATATCAGGCAATCTATGCAAAGGGTTCGAACGTTCTTCGGAGAAACAGGAAGAGGAGGAGGAATGAGAAATGAAGACCAAGAAAGGAGTGAAGATGCCTCGCAGGGCATGCGAGGGCGATGCAGGGTATGATTTCTTCGCACCCAAGGACATAGAGCTGAAGGCGGGCGAGTGGGTCGAGTTCGGGACGGGAGTGTTCCTGGACGGCACGGAGGCTCCCGTGACGTCGTTCACGAGGCACAACGCGGCCACAGGGTTCGACGAGACGTTCGAGCTGAGGATGGAGAACTGGATGCTCCTGCTCCTGCCCCGTTCGGGACTGGGGTTCAAGCACGCGGTCAGACTGTCCAATACCGCCGGAGTCGTGGATGAGAGGTACAGGGACGAGATAAGGTGCAGGATGACCGCCGATGAGGATGTCGTCATCCCCAAGGGCAAGGCGTACATGCAGGGCATCTTCGTACCGTTCCTCACCATGTCCTGCGAAGTCAAGCCGGAGAAGGTCCGCAAGGGCGGATTCGGCTCCACCGACGGAGGGGCGGAATGAAGACCTCCGCCCAAACCTCTTCCAAAACCATTTCTGCCTCCAAGTGTCCCAGATGCGGATCTACGAAGGTGGAGTCCCGTGCGACGGCATACGATGATGTGGGCGTGATGAACAAGACCATATGCAAGACATGCGGATTCTGGGTGTGCAACTGCGCATTCCAGGTGGATGGAGAGATACAGTACAGGGGATTCCTGTACGAGGGCGAGATACCCAAGGACGTCCCTCTGTGCATGAGAAGGGATGCACTGAGATGACCGGAATGGAATGGTATTCAATCCCTGCCGCCAAGGACAGGGAGTCGGAGGCCATCCGCTCCATCATGTTCGCGCATCGTCTTTTGAAAAGCTGCAAATCCTTCAAGGACGAGAACCTGGACCTCGCATATGTCCGCGCGGTCGAATGGATGGTCACTCTGGCCAGAACGTCCTCCGGCCTGATGGATGTGAGAGGCATGATAGACCTTCGTCCCGATATCAAATTCATCCTCGACGAGAAGAGGCGCGGCAGCTGGAAGGTCTGCGTGACCGTGGGGATGGAAGACGAGCATCGCACCGTTGTGACGAGCATCCGCCTGTCGAAGGACACGGCGACCATCTGCTTCGAGGGAGGGGAGTTCTCGTTCCGCTTCGGACTCGATCTGGAGAAGGAATATGCCGATTTCATGGCTTCGAACCCTGATGAGCCGTCCGAGGGCGTAAAATGGTTCTGCAGGGTGCCTGTGAGGGAGATAAAGTATGTCGTCCCTGCGCCCAAGCCTGTGGATCCTGCATGGAAGGAGATGAAGAGAGGTGAGGAATACGACCGCAGATACCGCTCCTGATAAAGGCCCCGGCTCCGACTGGTATCGTCTCAGGCAGATATGGAGGGGAGTGAAGAAACGTACCGAGAATCCTGCGTGCCACGACTATGCGCACTACGCCGGCAGAGGCGTGTATCTATGCGAGGAATGGCATGACTTCGAGAACTTCTACAGATGGGCTGTGACGCACGGATACAGGGACGGCCTGACCCTCGACAGGGTGAGGAACGGCAACGGCCCTTACGCGCCTTGGAACTGTGCCTGGCGCACCCGCAAGGAGCAGGCATACAACAGGTCCACGAATCGCCCTCTGAGGGCATCGGACGGTCGTGTCAGGACCGTGGTGCAATGGTCCAAGATGACCGGCATTCCCGAATCCACCATCCGCAAGAGGCTGAAGCTCGGGTGGAGCGTGGATGAAGCCCTGGGTCTGAAGAAGAGATGAGATGCCCGGGAACCCGGGCGAGGAATGCACATGAAAACAAATATGAAGAGGGGGTCTCCCCCCTCGTTTATTCTGCCATCAGGCAACGTTGACGATACGTCCGCTTCCGATGAACTTGTTGATACGAAGCTCCATCCTGGAGTGGATGACGGACTTCTCAAGAAGCTCGCGGGTGATAGCGATGTTGTCGGTGGTGTAGACGCTGACCGGGGACAGAGTGGCGATCCACACGTGGTCCAGGTCGTAGAGGCCGATATCTCCGATGATGGAGGTGGAAGGCATCTCGGTCTCGAAATCCAGAGCTATGTTGGGGTCGGGAATCAGAGGGATGTTGTGGTATGCGCTGACGAGGATACCTGCATCCCTTCCGGGAACGGTCTTGGTTCCGTTGAAGGACCTCTGGATGGCGACGGAGTCGAGGTAGAGGTTCCTGGCCCTGTACTGAGCGGAGATCTTCTGCTCGGCGAGATGGGAGACAGACCAGATCTTGTTGTTGGGGTCGGCCATGGTGTCCCATCCGCACATGCACTTGGTCCAGAGGCTGTCGAGGTGGTCGAGGTCGAGAGCGGCTCCCTCGGCATCGACAAGCTGACCGTCGAAGGGAGATTTCTTGGCGGACCTGAAGTCGTACAGGTCGGATTTGGTTCCGCCGTATGCGGAAACCATGTCGGCGGTGTTTGCGACACCGCGGTTCTCCTTTCCGATCTCCTCGAATCCGGAAATGGCCCTGTTGATTCCCTGCAGCGAAGTCTCGACCTCCTTGAGGTCCTTGGTCTGAGTGGGCTGCTTGATGGAGATGGGCCTCAGAAGAGCGAGGTCGATGGCATTGGAGTAGGAGTTGGCGATGAGTTTGGCGTACTGCTTGTGGCTGGACACATCGTCCTTCCCCTCGACGGCCATCAGACCGAGTCCGTAGTCCCAGGGGTAGGGAACCTCCTTGTAGGGCTCCGCGACCTCAAGGACGGGGATGGCCTTGGAGGTTCCGATCTTTCCATCCTGAACGGTCTGGTATCCGATTCCCTTGAACTCGCCCTTCTCGTCCTTGCCGATGTCGGCCTGGGCGTATGCGATACCGGCGTGGTCGTAGGGCCTCTGTCCAAGGGATCCGAAGATGTTCTTGCATCCGAACATTCCTGCCTGGATATCGGCGCCGAAGATGTTGTTGAAGTATCCGGTGTCGCCATAGACGGCGGCGCCCTCGGACCTCCTCAAGCCATTGGCGAAGATCTGCCAGCCTCCGTTGTACCAGTCGTTCATCATCGCTCCCATGGCTTCGGGAGTCGGCGAGTATGTGGAGCCGAGCTGGCTCCCATGCCTGTAGAACGTTCCTTTCTCGAACATAGATATTACCTATTGGCACTTTTATCGATAGTGTAGTTTATAAATGGTTTTGTCAGCAGGCTCCTCCATGCGCCCTCAGGCCATCTATGATGACCTGCATGGCCTTCTCGGACTCGTTCATCTCCGCTCCGGGAGCATCGCACATGGATTTGCAGATGTCATCGAGATCCTTCAGAACATCGTTCTGCTTGGCGGCGGATACGGCATCGTTCCTGAAGCCTCCCATCGCCGCGGCCGCTGGGGGCCTGGAGGATTTGACCACGCCTCCGTTCTTGAACTCGTTGATGATATCCATGATATCGACGTCTGCAGTCTGCTTGCAGGTCGGCATCTCGGATTTGTTGAGGAGTACAGGGCCGTCGAGAGGCGAGGCCTCGTCTCTCATGACCTCCGCCATGACCTTGATGCGCTCGGCCATATCGATGGACTTCTTCATCTCGGTCTCCTCGGAGCCTCCGCAGGACTTCTCGGCATCCTCGGACTTCTCGGCATCCCCAGATGCTTCGGCATCGCCTTCTCCGATATCTGAGATGGCTCCATCTACGGGGGCCTCGGCATCGGATTTCTTCAGGTCGTCCTTCTTCTCGTCATCCTTCTTCTCGTCATCCTTCTTCTCGTCGGAGTCGGATTCCTTCTTCTCGTCGCTCTTCTCGTCGCTCTCGGGCTTCTCGTCGCTTCCGCCTTCGTCGGATGCGGGGGCGGGGACGTCGGCAGGCTCTTCAGCAGGTGCGTCCTCGGGAGCGGGGATGTCGGCGGGAACCTCCGCAGATGCTTCCGCAGGCGCTTCGGCAGGTTCTTCGGAGGGACCGGGTGCAGGCATGGAACCGCCCATGTATCCCTCCCACAGCTTCTTCACGCCGTCTAGGAATCCCGTGATGGCTGCGACCTTGGCGGTGTCGCCCGCATCGAGCGCGTCATGCGCTTCATCGGTCATGCTGGTGACGAAGTCCTGAAGCGCATCATCGGCGGTATATGCGAAATCGAGCGATTCGCCCCCCATCTCGGGTGCGGGCGCTCCCATCCCGGGTGCGGCCTCTTCGGGCATCGGAGGTTCGGCAGGCATGTCCGCAGGAGGCTCGGCAGGAGCCTCTTCGGGCATCGGGGGTTCGGGGGCAGGGACGCCGGGTGCAGGACCGGGCGTTGCGCCGGGTGCGCCTGCATCTCCTTCGGGAGGCATGGCGGGGGCGATGTCGGGCATGGGCGCGCTGTCTCCGCCGAGGGGTGCGTCGGGTGCAGGGGGCATGGGTGCGCCCATGTCGTCGGTAAGGGGTGCGCCTGCGGCGGGGCCTCCTGCGGCCGCCTGCTCGTTGGCGGCGTCTATCGCGCCCCGATCCCCCGCGG